CGTATAATAATATAATCCTACCCCTGCAGCAACAGCTAATAATATGTATGTACCATATTTTCTAATGCTGCTATAAAAATCATTTTGTAATCTTGCTCTTTTAGCTTCATCAAGTTTCTTTAAAGCATCATCAGTTTCATCAGGAGTAACGACCCCTTTCTTTCCTAAAATATTATTTAATATTTTTTGTACTGCTGTTTTACTTGCTTCAACAGCTTGTTTTTGACCTGATGTAATACCTCCTAAAGCAATTGTTTTATTTAAATTATCAAGTTCTCTTTTTAGCTCATCTGCTAAAATAAATTTTTTATCGGGTGTTAATATTTGTCCTTCTAATATTGCCATTTTTTTTATTTTTTACGAGTTAGAGTTAATAATAAGAAGCCCAAAAGGCCTATTCCTGCAATCACTCCTAAAATAGTAACTACTTGATTAGTTTTTTCTCTTTCTAAAGCAATATTACCAAAAGTTTGCACTCTTGCTTGACTAACACCTCCTAAAGCGTTGGCAAGTATTTGCTGCCTTGCCTCTTCTGAGTTTGCTTTTAATAAAGTATCATTTAATTGTTTCTTTTGGTCGTAATCTAACAGACTTAACTGTTGTTCATACTGAGTTCTTAATCTAGCATCCCTTGTACCTGCAATTGTACCTGCTACTGCGGTACCTGCTGAAACAACTGCTGCCCCTGTCATTAACCAAGCCATAATTAACTAATTTTATTTTTATTAATTTTTTCTTTATAATCTAAATGAATATTAGTACCTGTAATACAATTTTGATGCGGTTCTATTATTTCATTTTCAATTTCATCTACTATTTTCTGCTTCTCTTCCTCTGTCAAATCATTAAAAGACAATTCCATCCTTTCTAATGGGTGGTAAGTTGTCCAAATACAATCCTCTACAATATACAATACTCTTCTCGTTCCTGCTACTGTTATACCCGTATAAGGAGCAGCTAACTCAATCCATTCTCCTGCATCAATTTGTACCATGGCTACCCCTTGTGAGATAGTATATGGATGATTAGTATTATGAATCTTACTAGTTAATAAAGAATCCTTTGGCATGAATATCTCTCTAATGTACATTCCGTCTGTAAATCTGTGTACAACAGGACACTCAACCAAATCAAAGTTATCAACTATTGCAGCCTCTAACTCATCAATTCTTTTATCATTCTCCCTTTTTATGGTTTCTTTTTCCATTAATTTTTCTTTCTTGAATAGACTAAAATTATAGCTAAAGCAGCTAACAAGGACACAATAACTATTTTTTCTACTCTTTTATTCCTATTTATCTGCTCTTGTTGAATCAAAACACCTGCTAAGTTTTGTACTCTTTTAGCTTGTGCATTTTGAATTACTGCAGCAATAATTCTATAAGTCTCTTCTTCCGATTTTGCGTTATCAATCGCATTTACTAATGCTTGTTGTTGGTCATCACTAAGATTGCTCAAATAGTTTTTAAACTCTTGAGCCTTTTTAGCATCATTTATGGCAGCAATACCTCCTGCAACAGTAGCTCCAATTTCAACAATCATTCCGATTTGTTGTGCTTTCCCTATTTTATTTAAGTCCCCTTCTGAGAACAATTTTTGTATAGGATTTGCTGCTGTAGGGTCTCCTTTTAGTTTCATTTCAAAAAGCTATTTTTAATTACTTCCCAAATTATTGTCCATACTGCACCACCAACCAAAAAAGCTCCCATCAACTTATTTTTCAGAGCATTACTTTTTTCATTAGCATCTTCTAATTTCTTTACTCTTGAGATTAAACCTTCCTGCTGAAAAGCCTCATTTCCAACTATAACTTTATAAATTTCATCAATTTGAGGACTAATTTTTAACATAGTCTTCTCAATATGATTAACACGATTTCTTAAATCGTTTGGATTTGAATTACTTCTAGTTGTAGTAGACTTTGTAGCAGTTGCCATTATTAGTTCAAAATTTAGTATAAAAATAGTACAATTTTACATTTATATACTAAAAATTAAGTAATATTTAATGATTAACTATAACGACATATAATCTAATATTCTGTCAATACACATTTCAGGAGTAAAATTTGTAGTATTAATGGAACAATTCTTTCTAGCTTCAACATAAGGGAGGTCAAAATCTTTTACATGAAATTCTTGCCTTTCTCTAAAATCAACATTGAATAAATGAACCCAAAACACATCATTGCATATACTATCTAAGTATTCTCTAGCTTCTTGATAAGGATATACTGCACTGATAATCACTATGTTATACTTGCTATTTAAAAAAGTTGCAATATCACTAATTCTTTTTAAATTATTTATTCGCCCTTCTTTAGAATAGTCTGTATTTTTAAAAATAGCACGAATTTCATCCCCATCTATAATTACAGGTGTTGGCTGATTTTGTAAGAAAATCCTTTCTTGAAGCAATTTAGCCAAAGTAGTCTTACCTGAGCTAGGTTGGCCATAAAAAACTACTATCATATTGATTTACAATTGGTTATATGATTTTTCCTCTACAAATTGACTTCCATAAGCCAAATTTATCTCTTTTTTAACTCTTGCTCTATCATCATTTAATACATAAACAGACCTAGCAAGTTGTACGAAATTAGACCCAAAATCTTTTTTTGCTTCATTTTGTCTTAATAAGTCTTCAACATCCCACAAAGTTTCATTAATCTCTAACAATCTTTTAAAATCTTCATTATCCTCGTCTACTTCCAATTCTTCACTTAAAAGGTTTTGTAGATAGAAGTACTCTTTCATGACATTCGTCAGTTTGGCTTCATCTTTAATCTTTTCTGATTTAATTTTGAGGATAGTAAGTCTGTCAAATGCTTCTCCGATGCTAATTTCAATTATCATAAAAATATTTTAGATTGTAAATATACAAAATATGTAGAAAATACATTACTTTTATAAAATAAAAATAACCATGCAAAAGATTTTCTATAATTCCTCACTTCCTCGTTCAGGGGCTACTCTTTTACAGAATATACTTGCACAAAATAATGATATATATGCTCCTTCTATGGGGGCTTTACTTGAAATGTTGGTTTCATCAAAAAACGAATTTTTACAAAACTTACAATATCAACACCCTTCTCAAGAGCAAATACTAAAAAAATCAGTATATGGTTTTTTAAAAGAAGGAATAAAAGGATATATAAATAACATAACAAATAAGCCATACTACATAGACAAAAACTTTTCTTGGGGTTATTTTTACGATTTCTTATATCAAATTAATAATGAACGCCCGAAGATTATTTTTATGGTAAGAGACTTGAGAGACATATTTGCTTCTTTTGAAAAAAATTTCAGAAATGATATTTTAAAGATAAATACTCACATAGATTGGAATGAACTAAAAATGACAACAATGGAGAAAAGGATTGTTGAATGGTCAACTAAGCCTCCATTAGCTTTAAATATAGAAAGGCTTAAAGAAATAATCAATTGGGGTAACAATAGTAAAATACTTTTTATTAAATATGAAGACTTTTGCATTAACCCTGAAGCCGAAATGAAGAAAATATACCAATATTTAGAGATTCCTTACTTTATACATGATTTTAAAAACATAAAAAAAGTAACTACAGAAAATGATATTTTACACTTTGCTAGTCATCAAATAAAACAAAATGTATCAAAAAATGAGTCAAAAGCTGAAGACATAATTGGTTCTGAAGGATGTGAATGGATTTATAAAAATCATGAATGGTTCTTTAAAAATTTTAATTATGACAGGTAGCAACGATATTGGTGTTATAAACCCACATAGCAATTATATATTCAAATTGCATTTTGATTTTGATTGGGACTTATTAGCTCCTTTTTGTCATGAACTTATAAGTACTACTCCAAAAGGTTTGTCTCTTGTTACTAACGGACATACATCTCATCAAAACAAGAAACAGCCCCATAGAATTAAAGAATTTAAACCATACTTTGATTGGTTACATTTTATGGTTGCAGAAGTTGCAAAAAATGGAATGGGTTATTCTAAATCATATCATGAATATAAAGTAACAAATAGTTGGGTCAATGTTCATGAAAAAGGAGGAGTAACATCAACACACAATCATTCTAATACTTTTTTGGTTGCTGCAGCATATTTAAAGATGCCTGAGAATGGAGGGTATTTTGAATGTAAAGACCCTTTGGAATATGTTAAGGGAGAATTTTATTATGATGACCCAAATTGGATGTGGAAAGAGATACCAACTGTAACAGGAGATGTTTTGATATTTCCTTCATGGCTTAGACATAGAACACAAGTAAATAACTCTAATGAGAAGAGATGGGTATTAACTAGCAATTTTAGTCAAGAATTTAACCCACAACCTTTTTACAATGGACAATAGAAAAATTGAAATATTACACCCTCATCAGCCTTATTTATTCAAATTGCACTACAATTTTGATTGGCAAGTTATAAAACCAATTTGCGATGAATTATTGAATTATGAAAATAACAAGCCAATTCCGATATTAAACAATGGAATAAGTTCATTTACTAATAAAATACAGCCGCATACACATCCTGCTTTTTATGAATTTTATTCATGGCTAGTTCCTATTGTAAGAGATATTTATATGCAAGGATTAGGATATGCTTTTAGTGATAATTTAGTTATTTCAAATAGTTGGATTAATCTGCAGAATAAAGGTGGTTATACTAGTGAACATAATCATGCACACTCTTTTATTGGAGTATCAACATATTTAAACATACCTGAAAATGGAGGTTATTTTGAATGTAAAGACCCTTTAGAACTACTTAACTCTTCAGGCTATCATAACAGCAGCATTTGGAGATGGAAGACAATTAAGACTATTAGCGGGGATATTTTAGTTTTTCCTGCATGGCTTATACACAGAACACAAGAAAATAATACGGATGAAGGAAGGTATGTTTTGACTACAAACTTTATAAATGATTTTAGAAAATGAAAAATATATGTTTAGACTTAGGAGAATGTAATGGTTTAGGGGACCTAATATGTGCAACTCCTACTATTAAAAAAATAAGTGAAGCTTATGATAAAAAGATTTTAGTTATTTCAAAAATGCCTGAAATCTTTAAACATAATCCTTATGTAGATAAAAGTATTAAAGCATCTTCCATTGATATGGGATATGTAAAAGAAAATTACATAGTTCATAATTCATTTTACAATGTTGGAAAGAAAAATGAAAAGGGTATTGAGTATAAGCATAATACTATTGACATTAGACAATTTCATGCTATTAATCTAGGTTTTATGCTTGGGAAAGATGAAATGGAATGTTTTTATCTACCAACTGCCGAACTATCAGTAAAATTACCTGAAACTCCTTATGTTTTAATTCATCCTGTTAGTACATGGCCTAGTAGAACTTGGTCTGCTGAAAATTGGATGAATTTAACAAAAGAACTAAATGATAAGGGTTACAATGTTATATCTATTGGAAAGGATTCATCTGAAACAGGATTTTTTAATGTTCAGAAACCTGTATTTAATTTTGAGATAGAGAAGGGAGTTAATTTAATGAATAAAACAAGTATTTCAGATTGTTGGCATCTTATGATTAATGCTAGTGCGTTTGTAACTATGGATAGTGGCTTATTGCACTTAGCAGGTACAACTGATGTACCAATAATTCATTTAGGGTCATCAATAAAACCTGAATTTAGAATACCATATAGAGATAACAGACAAGATTATAAATACCATTATGTTAGAGGTGGATGTGGACTAGAATGTGCTTCTAATATGAAATATGGTGTTGAAACATGGGGAAATATACAAGGAGTACAGCCATTAATAGGATGCTGTGAAAAGAAAGAAAGTTATGAATGTCATCCTTCAGTAAAACAAGTATTAGATAAATTAATAGAAATGATATGAAAAAAAAGCTACTAATTATTACACCACATTTAAGT